AGCGACTGCGCCGTGAAGGTCCAGGTGTAGCCCGCACCGGCCGAGCCGGATGCCGTGACGCCGCCCATGATCGCGGCCGACAGCCGGACGGGCAGGTCATTGAATGCCAGCGGACCCGCGGCGCCGGACATCTCGACGGTCGGTGCCACCGCGTACGGCGTCATCACCGGATCGAGTGAGCCGACGTCCACATCCGGGTCCGTGCGGTTGGGGTTGTAGACCATGAGTGAGCGGTACGGCAAGACCCGGACCGCCGGTACAGCGGTCCCGATGACCGTCTGGATGCCGACCTGGATCTTGCGGAACCTCGTGAAGCCTTGCGCCATGTCGCGTGTCCCTTTCTTCTCTGGGCGCTAAAACGCCCGCCTCTAGAGCGGGCGAGCGTTTGGTTGTCGGCCCAGAGCGGGCCGGGGCTGCGAGCTCTAGGTGCGGCCTTCCGCGATGCTGATATCGCCGAAGCTGAAGCGCGTCGCGACGAACTGGTTGTCCTCGCCGATCGCTTCGTCCGCTACGGTCATCTGGTCCCAGACGGTGCCCGCCACGATGTGCGGGTAGCTGGTGAACCAGTCCAGCAACGAGTCCACGAGCACGTCGTGGATGTCGGTCGTCTCGCCGTTATCGGTCAGCCGCGTCACGACGACGACGGACGGCTGCGTGACGCGGTCGCGCAGGCCCTGGCCGTGCGTGACCGTCTCGGGTCGCACGTCCAGGTAGGAGCACGGCAGGTCCGCGAACTGCGCCGGGCGCGAGCGGTGGTGGCGCACGAGCTTGGTCGGGTTGGCCGCGATGTAGGCCGCCATCATCGTCCCGAACCCGGCCACGAGGTCCACGCGGAAGGTCGTCGGCATCTCAGGCAGCCCCGTTCCATTGGGCCACGATGATATCCTTCAGGCTCCCTGTGGCCTTCTTGGCGCCAGGGATGAGGTACGGGCGCGCACGGGAGCCGGGATGGTGGACGAGCATGGCGAAGTTCGTCGGCTTCGCGCCCGACCGCAGACGCCCCGAGAGCCGCCGGGCGCCGCCCCAGGCGAGCACTCGGGCATTCCGGGGCTTGATGATGTGGGGCTTGGAACCGAACTCCACTGGGGCCGCGTACGGCGTGTCCGCCTTGACGATGGCGTGATCGTTGGTGACAGCGCCGGGGACGATGCGGCGCTGGAGGAGTCCGGTCTTGCGGGGCACCAGCGCCTGCGCCTCGTGGATGGTGGAGAGCTGGAGGGCACGGAGGAGCGGCTTGGGCTCACCGATGGCGTCGAGCCGGTGGAGTAGCGCATCCATCCCCTGCACGTTAGACACCAGCCACCGCCGTGCGGATCTTCCAGTCCCTGACGAACTGGTCATAGCCGATGGGGTCCTGCGTGAGGTCGATGGTCTCGCCGGTGGGCGTGTTCACGGTTCCGCTCGCGCCGGACTTGGCCTGCCAGTACAGCAGCGCCGCCATGACCTTCTCCATGCCCACCACGTCGCCCGGCACCGGCAGGGCGTGGCCCTCGGTCCCGCTGATGACGAGGTCGTTGGGCGTTCCGCCGTGGGCGTACAGCGTGTCCAGGTTCTTGTCCCACCACTGCGGGTCGGCCTTGTACCAGCCCGCCCGCGTCGTGTCATAGAAGCGGAGCTGGATCGTGACGCTCACGTCCGGATTGCGCCGGTCGGGAAGCAGCCAGTAGCCGGAGCCCTCGGTCAGCGTCACGCCGCCAAGTGTCACCGTCCGGGTGTTCGAGCCGTAGGCCGGCACGTCCCGGATGACGAGCGACGCCTGTCCGTCTGTCGAGTACGTGCGCGACACGTTGGACGAGTAGGCGAACGTCCGCCCGGTGTCGCGCTCCAGGCGCGCCTCGGCCTGCACGATGCACGACGAGATGAGCTGGTCGTCACCCGTGCCGACGAGGCCGAGGTACGTCTTGACTTCAGCTAGCGAGACGATCGGCATTGGCCTGTCCTTCGAAGAGCGTCAGGAAGTCCGCGGCGGCGGCGTCCCAACTGAATGACGCGATGACATGAGCGCGGCCCGCCGCGCCGAGGGAGCGTCGGCGCGAGGGCCGCTTGATGAGTTCCGTGACCGGCCCCACGAAGCCGCGCGGGTCGGGTACGGCCCAGTCCATGCCGTACTTGGAGTGATAGCGGACCGGCTCGCCGTAGGTGTCCATGAGCGGCGGGATCAGGACGCCGCCCGGCCCGACCACCTCAGACTCGGCCGCCCAATCCGTCACGACGACCGGCACTTCGCACGCCATCGCTTCCGCGAGGTTCAGGCCGAAGCCCTCGCCGCCCGTCGTGCTGACGTAGATATCCGCCGCGTTGATGAGCGCCACCAGTCCCTCGGTCGGCAGACCCCGGAAGGTGTCGTGCCCGTTGGTGAGCTTGAAGCGCCCGCGCAGGTGCTCGGGCGCCCGCATCAGCTCCTGGTAGAGGTCCAGCCCTTCGTCGAGCGGCTGGCAATGGATGAGCACATCCGCCCACGCGCATTCTTCGAGGATGGGCACCATCGCCGTGACGAACCGATCGTAGAACTTGCGCTCTACCAGCCGATCCGAGCGGAAGATGACCGTGCGCGATGGGTCGAGTCCGAAGTGCGCCTTGCAGGCTTCCTTCGTACTGAGCCGTTTCCCGTCCCAGCGGATCGGGTCGGCCATCGTTGCCGGCCGGAACGCTGACGTGTTGACCCCGTGATAGATCATCGGCACGGGCTTGTCGATGAAGTCTCCGATGACCCGCGCGCCGTACATCGACATCGCTACCGGGTGGAAGAGCTTCCAGATATCCCGCCAGCCGTGCGGGAGGTTGTCGCCCTCGATCGGGCAGTAGTGCCAGACCGGCAGCTTGAGCCAGGGGCTGTCCGGCGCGAGCTGCCCGATGTAGCCCAGCAGCCCGGACACGTCCGCGACGACGAGCACCGCATCCGGCGTCCAGACGTCCTGGATATCGAGCTTCAGCCAGAGCGAGCCATCCATCCCGCCCGCCGGGATGTTGCCGCCGAAGTATTGGCCGAGCGTGTTCAGCGGCCAGACTCGCCCTGCCAGCGGACCCTTGACCGGCTCGCCGCGATGGTTCAGTGCGAGGATGCGGACGTCGTGTCCCGCCTCGACGAAACGGGACGCGAGCGCCTCTGTGACGACACCGAAGCCGGTATGGCTCCAGTGGCCGAGCATCAGCAGGTTCATGGGAGAACCGCGGCGAACAGCGCGCGGATGGCCTGCTCTTCGGCGTCATAATCGACGACCTCGCGGAACCGCTTGGCGGCGGCGGCGCCCATCGCCACGATCCGCTCCGGCTCGCGCCCGAGTTCCGAGAGCAGGTTGCCGACTTCGTGGGCCGTCTTGTCGGTGATGTCGAAGGACGTGACGCCTTCCTGCCAGAGCGGCCCGGCCAGCTGGTTCCGGTAGTACGACTCGTAGCCGATGACCGGGCGCCCGACGGCGAACCAGTTGTGGATGACGTGGCCGAAGCCGTCGCTCCATTGCTTGCCGTGCCAGGCGATGTCCTGTTCCCGCATGGCCGCGCCGATGTCACGGCAGTGGTCGATGTTGCCCTTGGCGTACTCGTCGAGCGGCTTGCTGCCGTACGCGCCGTAGACGCGCCAGTCGAAGCCGGGATTGGCCGTCGCCGCTTCGGTGAAGAGCGCGTAGGTCCGCTCGTTCTCAGCGAAGCACTGCACGAACGACGCGATGCGCAGCGGATCGTGCGGCTCGACCGGCGAGGGCCGGAAGTCCGTCAGGCTGAACTCCTGGTGATAGACCACGTGCGGCTTGCTGATAGGCGCCGGCATGATCGACGATACGAGCCCGAACGCGGCCAAGTCCCAGCGGTCCTCGGCCATGTCGATCGCCCCGAAGCGAACGTTCCCGAGCTGGAGCCCGAACGTCGCGCCGACCTCGCCCGCGAAGCGAGCGAAGCCCTCGTGATTGTGAGCGAGTGTGCTGATGACGATATCCGGCCGCAGGTCGCGCGCCTCGGTTAGCGTGACGAGCTTCTGATAGCGGTCGTGGCCCGGATCGTAGCGGAGGTCGGTATCCGTGCCCCACGGCTCGAGGTACTGGCGAGCGATGGCGTCGCCGTGGACCTTGCGCTCGTGGTTCCAGTATTCCTCGGTGAACCAGTCCATGCCGATCGGCCGGTAGAGCGTCCAACCGAGCCGGTCGCACAGTAGTTCGAGGCTTTCCCAGAGGTCGTGGTGGTGGTAGTCGGCGAGGACTTTCATCCGAGCAGCGCCGTCCACTGCGGCCCGATCGTGTCCATCCCGAAGAGCGCGTTGGCCCGATACCGCTGCATCCCGGCTACCGTGTCGTTCGGACTCTCCAGGTACAGCGCCAGCGAACGCCGCGCCTCGTCCGGGTCGTCCTGTGCGTCGAAGGTGATCTCCGCGCCTTCGAACAGGTTAGGCAGGCCAAACGACTGGGCGCCGATGCTGACGATCGGCGTCCCGACGAACATGGCCTCCATGAGTCCGAGCGTGTAGCTCGCCGGGGTCGTGCCCGTGTAGAGGTACGTACGTACATCGCGCAGGTAGTCGAGCATCGCGTCGTACGTCAGCGACCCGATGCCGCCGCGTAGCACTTCGGAGCCCGGTCCGGCCGGTCGGACGCTGAGTCCCTGGG